GAGCGAAGTTCCTGGACGAGATGAAGAGTGGAAAAAACAAACGATTGCAAACACATCAGAACAACAATTCAAAGTTGAATTTGAATGCGAGTTCTTAGGATCCGTTGATACTCTAATTGCACCATCTAAACTCAGAAACCTCGTCTATGACCATCCTAAGACACGTAGCGCAGGTTTAGATGTATATGTGGATCCTATAGAGAATAATGATTACTTGATCACCGTAGACGTTGCTAGAGGTGTTGGAAACGATTACTCTGCTTTTACTGTTGTAGACATAACTCAGTTTCCTCACAGAGTTGTTGCAAAGTATAGAAATAATGAAATTAAACCAATGCTTTTCCCAAGTATTATTGATGAAATTGGAAAGAGTTATAATGAAGCGTATATCTTGTGTGAAGTAAATGATGTTGGTGATCAGGTAGCAAGTATTCTTCAATATGATTTGGAATATAAGAACCTTCTTATGTGCTCAATGAGAGGTAGAGCAGGTCAGATTGTTGGTCAAGGATTTTCTGGAAAGAAAACTCAACTTGGAGTCAAGATGTCCAAAACGGTTAAGAAAGTTGGATGTCTAAACCTCAAGACAATGATTGAGGAAGATAAGTTATATTTAAATGACTATGAGATAATTTCAGAATTAACAACTTTTATTCAAAAACATAATTCATTTGAAGCAGAAGAAGGATGTAATGATGACCTTGCAATGTGTCTTGTAATTTATGCGTGGTTAGTTGCACAAGATTATTTTAAAGAACTAACCGATCAAGATGTTAGAAAGAGATTATATGAAGAGCAGAAAAATCAAATTGAGCAAGATATGGCACCTTTTGGTTTTGTGTCTGACGGACTAGATGGAAATAGTTTTGTTGATGCTGAAGGTGATAGATGGTTCACAGATGAATATGGAGATCGTTCATATATGTGGGAATACATGTAATGGATTTAGATAAACAAATAAAACTAAGTCATTTATTGCTTACAGACAGAAAGTGTAGAACATGCGGAGAAGTTAAAAATTTAATAGATGATTTTTATAGAACACATAAAGAAAGAGGTCCTGTTGCATCATCATATTCTTATGAATGTAAACAATGTTCTGTAAGGAGAGTTGTTACAAATAGAATGGTCTCAAGAGTTCTTGATAAATGGGAATATCCTGACTGGTAGATGTTCACGTCATGTTTTCCTTTTGAAAAGTAATTTTTTAATAAATATTTTTTAGATAAACTGAGATTTTACGGAGAAAAACATGGCGACTCCTCAATTATCTCCTGGGGTACTTACTAGGGAAGTTGATTTAACTGTTGGGAGAGCTGATAACGTATTAGATAACATTGGTGCAATTGCGGGACCTTTTGCAATTGGTCCTGTAGAGCAAGCAATTGACATCACAACAGAACAAGAATTAATTAACACTTTTGGCAAACCAATTTCAACCGATGCTCAATATGAGTATTGGATGACCGCATCATCATTCCTTTCATATGGTGGCGTTCTTAAAGTTGCAAGAGTTGATGGTTCAACTCTAAACAATGCAAATGCTGCAGTTGGATATGCAGCAACAGCAAATGCAAAAATTAAAAACTACGACAACTACAACAATACTTGGTCAGGTGAAGGTGTACAATTTACTTATGCAGCAAAGAATCCAGGTTCTTGGGCAAACAATTTAAAAGTTTGTTTTATTGATGACTTAGCAGATCAAAGAATTGGTGTTAATACAACCAGTTTAAGTGCTCTAGGTGCTCAAGTTGGTTATGGTGTTACAACTGCAATTACAAGCACTGCAATCGCTGGTGTTGGAACAACAACTTCTTTCACTGGTTACCTCAAGGGTATCATTACTGGAGTTTCTACAGACACCACCAATGGAAACAGCACCATTGATGTTAAGGTCATTTCTAGAGTTTCTTCTGCTGGAACAGAAACTTTTGTAACTTATGCAGAAGGAAATTCAGTTGCTTCATTTGAACAAGCAGATGCACTTTCCTTTGTAAATAACTCAGGAATTAATACTGGAAGCGCAACTGCTGGACAAGTTCTTGATTGGTATGATCAACAAACATTGGGTCTCACCAACTCAGTCATATACTGGAAGTCAATTGCACCAAAACCAAGAACTAACGCATACTCTGCTGCTAGAAATGGTAAAAACGATGCAATGCATATTGCCATCGTAGATGATAATGGATCTGTAACAGGAATTCAAGGAAATCTTCTTGAGAAGCATGTAAGTGTATCCAAGGCACTTGACTCAATTTCTCAAGTCAATTCTCCACAGAAAATCTGGTACAAGAATTATCTTGCAGATTTCTCACAATATCTCTATGCTGGTTACAATCCTTCTCAAGCAGAAGATGCATATCATGGAACAGTTCCTGTTGCGACTGGTTTCTCAACCTCATTCACCAAATATACAGTTGGTCAAGGTCTATGGGGACAAAATGCACAAGGAATTACATTTAGCGCACTAGGCAATGTAACTTATACTCTAAGCGCAGGTGTTGACTACTCTGCTGCTGGTGGAATGCAAGCAGACCTAGGTTCTCTTTCAACTGCATACGATTTATTTGCAAACAAGGACGAGATTCAAGTTGATTATCTCTTGAATGGTCCTGGTCTCCTGCAAGAGTCAGAATCTCAAGCAAAAGCAAACAAATTGATTGCAGTTGCAGAAAGCAGAAAGGACTGCGTTGCAGTAATTTCCCCACATAGAGCAGGTGTTGTAGACATTAGCAACACAGACACACAAACTGATAATGTAATTAGGTTCTTCTCACCAATTACATCTTCTTCTTATGCAATCTTTGATAGTGGTTATAAGTATACTTATGATCGCTTCAATAATACCTTCAGATACATTCCTTGTAACGGTGACATTGGTGGTCTTATGACCAGAACAAATGTTACTGGATTCCCTTGGTTCTCCCCCGCAGGACAGCAAAGAGGTGTTCTGAATAATGCAATCAAACTTGCATACAATCCATCAAAAGCACAAAGAGACGTTCTCTATACTGCGAGAGTGAATGCAATCGTAAATCAACCAGGAATTGGTGTTCTTCTATTCGGTGATAAGACAGCACTTTCTTATCCATCTGCTTTTGATAGAATCAACGTTCGTAGATTGTTCTTGACTGTTGAGCAAGCACTCGAAAGATCTGCTCAAGCACAACTGTTTGAACTGAATGATCAAACAACAAGATCAAACTTTGTTAACATTGTTGAACCATACCTACGTGATGTTCAAGCAAAGAGAGGTATTTACGATTTCATCGTTATCTGCGATGAGTCAAACAATACTCCAGATGTGATTGATAATAATGAATTTAGAGCTGACATCTTCCTGAAACCAACCAAGTCAATTAACTACATTACACTTACCTTTGTTGCCACTAGAACAGGTGTAAGTTTTGAAGAAGTGGCTGGATCAGTTTAATCTAACCTAAATTAATTACAGAAGGAGGAACTCAAAATGTCTACGCTCAGAACAATCACCGCTTTTAAATCAAAATTAGCAGGAGGGGGCGCACGCCCCAACCTGTTTGAAGTAGAAATCCCTTCATTCCCAGTTGCTGCAGGTGGAAATGTTTGGAGAACTGGTGACAACCAGGAAGCAGATTTATTCAAGTTCATGTGCAAAGCAGCACAACTTCCTGCATCAAATATTGCTCCTATTGAAGTTCCTTTTAGAGGAAGAACTCTAAAAGTTGCTGGTGATAGAACATTTGATACCTGGACTGTTACTATCATTAATGATGAAAACTTCTTGATCAGAAATGCTTTTGAAGCATGGATGCAAGGAATTAGTAAGAATAGCAATAACACTGGTGCAACTCAACCAGGTGAATATATGACCAATGCACTTGTTCACCAACTTGGAAGAGGTGCAGACAATGGAATTGAATCATCTTCCAATTCATCCATTGTTAACGGATCTCCAATTACTGCACTAAAAACATATACTTTCTTTGATATTTTCCCAACAAATATCTCAGCAATTGATCTTTCATATGATTCTTCAGACACTATTGAAGAATATACAGTCGAGTTCCAAGTTCAATACTGGGAACCAGGCGCTTGGACCAGAGATCAGGCATAATTTAATTAGATAAATACTGAAAAGGTATTCGCTAGTTTAATAAATTATGGCAAAATTATTTGGATTCTCTATTGAGGATACTGAACAATTATCACCCACTGCGGTCTCGCCCGTCCCACCTAATAATGAGGACGGGTCTGATCATTATTTAAGCAGTGGGTTTTTTGGTTCGTATGTAGATATTGAAGGTGTTTATAGAACAGAATTTGATCTAATTAAAAGATATCGTGAAATGGCACTACATCCAGAGTGTGATAGTGCTATTGAAGATATCGTAAATGAAGCTATTGTTTCAGATACAAATGATAGTCCTGTACAAATTGAACTATCAAATTTAAATGCTAGCGATGGAATTAAGACAAAAATAAGAAAAGAATTTAAGTATATTCTTGAACTTTTAGATTTTGATAGAAAATCTCACGAAATTTATAGAAACTGGTATATTGACGGACGACTTTATTATCATAAAGTAGTTGATCTTAAGAATCCGCACGAAGGTATTCAAGAACTTCGTTATATTGACGCAATGAAAATGCGTTATGTGCGTCAACAAACAGTAAAAAATAAAGATAACTTTAGATTGGCAAATGTAAACTCCGATAATCCAATGGATTATGAGTTTCCAAAAATTGAAGAATATTTCATCTATAATCCAAAGATGAATTATCCAACTAACAATCCATCTGCTTTAGGTGGAACTGGTGGAATTAAAATGACCAGAGATTCTGTAACTTACTGCACATCTGGTCTTGTAGATAGGAATAAAGGATCAACACTTTCATATCTTCATAAAGCAATTAAATCACTTAATCAATTAAGAATGATTGAGGATTCTCTGGTTATCTATAGATTATCTCGTGCTCCAGAACGTAGAATTTTCTACATTGATGTTGGGAATCTTCCTAAGGTAAAAGCAGAACAATATCTTCGTGATGTTATGATGCGTTATCGTAACAAACTTGTGTATGATGCAAGCACTGGCGAAATTCGTGACGATAAAAAGTTCATGAGTATGCTTGAAGATTTCTGGCTTCCTCGCCGTGAAGGTGGTAGAGGAACTGAAATCACTACACTTCCCGGCGGACAAAACCTTGGAGAGATCACAGACATTGAATATTTTAAGAAAAAATTATATCGTTCGCTGAATGTTCCACCTTCAAGAATGGATGGAGAAGGTGGATTTAATCTCGGTCGTTCTTCAGAGATTCTTCGTGATGAAGTTAAATTCAGCAAATTTGTTGCTCGCTTGAGAAAAAGATTCTCATACATGTTTAATGATATGCTGAAAACTCAACTAATTCTCAAAAATATTATTACTCCCGAAGATTGGGAACTCATGGAAGAGCATATTCAATATGACTTCCTTTATGATAACCATTTTGCAGAACTCAAAGAAGCCGAACTTCTTAATGAAAGATTATCAATGGTTCAAACTGCAGAACCATATGTTGGCAAGTATTTCTCCCAAGATTATCTAAGAAGAAAGATTCTTAGACAAACTGATCAAGAAATTATTGAAGAAGATAAGTTGATTAAAAAAGAGATTGAAAAAGGTATCATTCCAGATCCAAGTATTCCAGTAGATCCAAATACTGGACTGCCGATAGATCAATCTCAACCTACTACGGATTTAGGTCAACCGGTTAATGAACCTGAAGTTGATGCATCTGTTGTAGACGTAGATGCAACTAAAAATGCAGCGGACCTTGATGCAGGTCCAATGAAAATGCCCAAAGGTGGCACCATATAAATACAAAAGATTATAACTTGAAATAAAACAATGGATGAACTTCTGGATATGATTATTGCTGATGAATCTCCTTCACAAATCAGCGATAAAATTAAAGATATTCTTTTTACGAAATCATCAGAAAAAATTGACTCTTTTAGACCTGAAGTATCAGCAGGTTTATTTGGAGAAGATCAATTTAGTTCTTCTGAGCAATCGGAAGAAGAAGAATAAATAAATAACTATTAAGTATTATACAATAGAGATGCAAAGAACAAAAATAATTGAAACTGAAGTGAGTACAGGTGCGTCTGCTGGAGCCGCAACAAGTATTGGAAATGCAACTTGCGTAAGATTGCATAATGATACCGCTGGAGTTGCGACTGTTGGTGTTTCAACAATAGTAGGAGCAGCAACAACATCATATTTTAGTATGCCAGGAAATAGTGTTGAATTTTTAGAAAAGTATTCAACAGATGTTATTTGGACATCTCCCGCAATTAAAGCAGCAAAAGTAGGTCTTACCAACTAAAAAAATGAAACTAATCAGAGAAGAAATCGAAAAAGTAGAAGTTCTTACTGAAGAATCAAACGGTAAGAAAAATCTCTACATCAAAGGAGTTTTTCTGCAAGCAGAGCAGGTAAACAGAAACGGTAGAATGTATCGTATGCCTGTAATGGAGCGTGAAGTAAATCGTTATAATGAACAGTATGTTCAAAAAGGTCGTGCTCTTGGTGAACTTGGTCATCCAGATGGACCTACTGTTAATCTTGATAGAGTTTCTCACAAAATTGTAGAACTTCAAAGAGAAGGAAACAATTTTATCGGTAAAGCACAAATCTTATCTACACCAATGGGTAAGATTGCAGAATCTCTTCTCAAAGAAGGTGTTTGCCTTGGTGTTTCTTCTCGTGGTATTGGTTCATTAAGACCAACCAAAGAAGGTTTTAATGAAGTTGGTGAAGATTTCATGCTAGCAACTGCTGCTGATATCGTTGCCGATCCTTCTGCTCCTGATGCTTTTGTTTCTGGAATTATGGAAGGAAAAGAATGGATTTGGGATGGTGGTATTCTTCGTGAGAAACTTGCAGAGCAAACTCAAAGAAGAATCAATACTCTTATTGATCAAAAAAGATTAGAAGAGCATAAAATAAACTTATTCAACGATTTCATCAATTCGTTGTAATTTATTAATTTATAAATAAATATAGATTTCATACAGGAAAATCGGAGAGTTCAAATGTCTCGTGGTAAACAATTACAAGAAATGGAAGTAGGCACTAAGCAATCCAAAACTGCTGTCAATTCTAACGCAAAAGCAGCAGATCCAATGCCAAGCCTCTCTGGAGTTACTCCAGGTCAAACTGGTTCTTGGGAAGATCTTGGAGGACCTACACCAGAAAATTATAAGTCAGATGATGATTCAGCAAAACTGAAAACCCCTGGCGCCACCCTTAAGCAAGTTAAGGATGTTGTAAACAAGGGTGCTTCTGCTGCTGATCCAATGAAGAGCATGAAAGAAGAAGAAGAACTCGATGATGAAGATCTAATCTCAGAAGAAGAAACTGAAGAGATTGAATCTGCAATTTCTGAAGAAGAAGGTGAAGAAGAGACCGAAGAAGGTGAAGAGGAAGTTGTAGAAGAAGAACTTAACATCGAAGAAGATGTTAATGCACTTATTGAAGGCGAAGAACTCTCCGAAGAGTTTAAAGAAAAAGCAAAGACAATTTTCGAAGCTGCTATTATCTCAAGAGTAAACCAAATTAAGGAATCTCTTGAAGCACAATACGAAGAGCGTCTTGTAGAAGAAGTACAAGAAATCTCAGAAGCTCTTTCCGAGCGTGTAGATTCTTATCTAGAGTATGTTGCCGATGAGTGGTTCCAAGAGAATGCACTCGCAATTGAAGGTGGTCTGAAGGAGGAGTTATCCGAATCCTTCATGACCGGTCTGAAAGGACTTTTTGAAGAACATTATGTATCAATCCCTGAAGATAAATACAATGTGCTTGAGAGCATGGTAGAAAAACTTGATGAAATGGAGACAAAACTCAACGAGCAAATTGAGAAGAATGTTTCCCTAAACAAGCGTCTCGCAGAGTCGGTTGCTGACGGAATCTTTGATCAGGTTTCTGAGGGCCTCGCAGCTACTCAGAAAGACAAGCTCGCTTCACTTGCCGAAAGTGTTGAGTTTGAAAGTGAAGAAGAATATCGTGAAAAACTGGAGACATTGAAGGAAGCATATTTTCCTTCAAAAACATCAACTCCAAGAGCTAGAACTGAATCTCTTTCAGAAGGTGTAGATAATGCTCCTGAGTCAATCTCAGGTACAATGTCTGCATATCTGAATACTCTTTCAAGATTTAGCAAATAATTGAATTTAATATAATTCAAACAAAACATCCACACAACAAAGGTAAACGCAAATGTTCATGTCAGAGCATCTGCAGGAAAAGTGGGCACCTCTCCTCAACTATGAGGGTCTTGATCCAATCAAAGATTCGCACAGAAGAGCAGTAACCGCTGTCCTGTTAGAAAACCAAGAAAAATTCCTCAGAGAGCAAAATGCTTTCTCATCCTCAGGTTCATTCCTGACTGAAACTCCAACCAACTCAGCTAACGCTGCTGGTGGTTCAGGTGGTTTCGGTGCTGATTCAGCTCCTGGTGGTCCTACTGCAGGTTTCGATCCAGTTCTGATCTCACTGATCCGTCGTTCAATGCCT